GAGGTGAAATAATGTTAAAAAGTAATAAAGCAAACGGTAACGAATTAGAGCGAATATTTGCAGAGGCTTTGTCTGTTAAAGGTCGTTGGGTACACAGGGTGCAGGACAACGCTAACGGACAGCCTTTTGATATTATATCTATAAGGAATAATATCGCATTTGTTTACGATTGTAAAGACTGTAAAAATGATATTTTTGTTTTTAATAGAATAGAAGATAATCAAAGGCTTGCTTTTAATAGTTTTTTGTATTGTGGGAATATAGGTTGCTATATTGCTGTAAGGTTTAAGTCAGCAAGTGACAAGGTTTATTTGTTGCGTTATGAGTTTATAAAAGAATGGGAAGCACAAGGCAAGAAACAGATAAGTTACAAGGAGGTAGAGAATGGACACATATGTGACTATGTCGAATGTGGTCAGTATACAAAATCCTCCCGATAGCCTTTTAAATTATTGTAAAGATAATTTAAGGGTGAATAACCCTGATTACCTTGCAAGGGTAAGAATGGGATTGTGGGCAGGAGATACATCTCCAGTAATGTATTTATACAGGTACCACAAAAGCAAAAGTTTATTGCAAATTCCAATAGGCTTATATGATGAGGTAAGGGGATTTTTAGACCCTAGACACTTAAAGCATCTTGTAGATTTAAGCGATATGGAAAAAGCAGATATAAACGCAAAAATACCACTTTATGATTACCAAGAAAAGGCTGTAAACGAGATGATAAAAGCTAGATACGGTATTCTACAAAGTAAGGCAGGTAGTGGTAAAACACAAATGGGTATTGCTCTAGCTTGTAGATTAGGGTATAGGACCTTGTGGCTTACACATACGCAAGACCTTTTAAAACAAAGCTACAACAGAGCCTTGCAGTACCTTCCTAAAGAAAAGCTAGGAAAGATTACAGAAGGTAAGGTAGAGTTAGGAGAAATTACTTTTGCTACTGTACAGACAATGTGTAAGCTCAATTTACATAATTACAAATACTGCTTTAATACCGTTATTGTGGACGAGTGCCACAGAGTATCGGGTACCCCAGCCAAAAGTACACAGTTTAGCAAGGTTCTTACATCTTTAGCTGCAAGACATAAGTATGGCCTTAGTGCTACACTACATAGAGCAGACGGACTAGAAAGGTGTATGTATGCACAGCTAGGTAATGTGGCTTACAAAGTGCCTGACACAGCTGTAAGTGATAAAGTAATGACAGTTAAGGTGAAAAAGGTTGATACTGGAATAACATATGATGATATTAAGGGCTGTTATGACACAGATGGCACTTTAATATACAGTAAATTCCTAACATCGTTAGGAGAGTGCCAAAAACGCAATGAGATTATAAAAGGCATTGTCAACAATTTAAATGATAGACAGGTGCTTATATTAAGTGATAGAGTGGGGCATTTAAGGCTTTTAAAGGATATGCTAAATGGGGCAGAACTTCTTGTAGGCAGTACAAACGCAAAGGAAAGAGAGCAGATTATAAACAATGCAAAAGCCGGAAAAGTAAAAGTGATTTTAAGTACCTTTGCTTTGGCTAAAGAGGGTTTGGATATTCCTTGCCTTACTGATTTGGTTATGGCTACTCCCGTCAAAGACTTTGCCATTGTGGTACAAGCAGTTGGTAGAGTTGCTAGGGTGGCTAAAGATAAGCCACAGCCGGTTGTATATGACCTTGTAGACGATATAAACAAATGCCACAAAATGTTTTTGCAAAGGGTAAGACATTATAAAAGAAGTGGGTGTGTTATATGCCAGTAGAGGTAGTCGCCGTCTGGATGCCTGTTAGGGATTATTGTTATAGCTTTGTAATTGTTACTACAGGTAACAAAGTACTTATGGAAAGGGAAAAAGAGTACCCTAATTTAAAAGAGTTTATGGAGTACCTTATAAGAGTTTTTAATAAAAACAAACGCTTTGACTGGGAAAAGATACTGATTTGTAAAGAGGGTTGTTTTGTACATATGTTAGGAAAGGACTTGAAGAATGACAAGAGGTATAGAAGTTATAATTAACAGCATAGCCAAACACTACGACTTTAAAAACAGGAGTATATTGTTAATTGAAGAAATGTCAGAATTGACAAAGTTGTGGTAGAAAAGTTGGCACGGTCTTTGAATTTGATAAGGCAAGAATAATATTAATGAAAAGAGGTTTTGAGATTGAAAAAAGATAGACATTGGAGATTGGTTAAACGATGTTTGGGAGTGTAAGGAGGAATAGCTGTGGAAAATAACAATATAGACCACCCATCGCACTATTGTAATGGTGGTATGGAGTGCATAGATGAGATGCTAACGGTATTTGGTAGAGAAGCTGTAAAGCATTTCTGTTTACTGAATGTTTGGAAATACAGAAAGAGAGCTTTATACAAAAATGGCGAAGAAGATATGAAAAAAGCTGACTGGTATATGAAGAAGTTGGTTGAGTTGGAGGGTAATGAAAATGAAAGTTGATTGCGGATACACAGAAAACTATTTTAAAGAGAAAAATAGGATGACTAAGAATTGCGAAATAGGTTGTAATCATTGCCTGATAGGTAGTCACAATAACGGGTTCGACTTGCTATGTGTAGAGTTTGAGAATACATACCCCGATAAAGCAATAGAAATTGTGCAAAAATGGTCTGACGAACATCAGGCGGAAACTAGGGCAGAGCATTTTATGAAGATGTTTCCGAATGCTCAATTATCAGATGACGGACGACCTTCTATATGTGTCGCTTATTTCAATGAAAATATTAAATGTAGCTTGCCTGAAAAGCATTGTGCAGCTTGTTGGGACAAGCCTTATATAGAAGGAGAATTTTAGATTGAACCTACACGATGAAATTTAAGCAATAAAAAAGCCCTCCGGCAAGCAAACCAAAGGGCAACCTAGATAAGTACAAAAATATTATAAGTGGGTTGCTTAGGTTTGTCAAGGAGGGCTTATGGAAGATAATATGATTTGTGTTACACAAAAAGATTTTGACGCTATTTTAGAAAAAACGGCTGAAAAGGCTGCAGAAAAAGTACTTAAGTTGCAAGAACAAAATCATAATAAACGCAGTGATAAAAAAATACATAATGTTAAATTACTACTGCAAAATTATAAATTGTTAAAACAAAGTACAGCTAATGCATTTTATGAAAAAACAGAAAATATTACTTTGCGTGAAATTTTAGAAGAAATAATGTGCGATAGTACACATATATTTTCTACAGTAGAAAGTATAAAGACTTCTGTGACAAAAACAGAAATAATGTTAGAGCATATAGATAATATGTTAAATATCTACAAATCAATATGTGAAAATAGTAGTAATGAAAATAGTAAAAGGGGATATTTTGTTATCTATAATAGATATATAAATAATGACGGTATGAAAATTGAAGATATAGCAAAACATTTTAGAATTACAAAATCAATGGTATATAAAATATCAGATAATGCTTGTAAAGCCCTTGCTATGCTGGTTTTCGGAGTTGACTCTATTAAGTTTTAAATTCCAAAAAAAGTGAATTGCATTATAATTTAAAGTGTGCTATAATGTAGGTGTAAAATTTTAACTTATTTATTTGAACTAAGCGACTTGTCTAAGGTCGCTTTTTTTATGTCTTCTTTTCAAATTATAGAAATTAAACTAAAATTTGAAAGGGGAACTAAAATTTGAATACCTATAAAACAAATGCTAAACCTAGATGTATTACAAAAGATAATATTCCTGTGTTTTGTTCTTATGATAAGTTGCTAAATATTAACGATATTAAACTAAATCCCGACAATCCAAATAAACACCCAGAGAAACAACTTAAAATGTTAGGGGAGGTTATAAAAGGAAATGGGTGGAGGCAGTCAGTTACAATTAGCAGATTGTCACATTTAGTTGTAAAAGGTCATGGCAGAATATTGGCAGCTAAAATGTTAAATTTATGCGAAATTCCAGTTGAATATCAAGAATATTCGAATAAGGACGAAGAAATGGCTGATTTATTAGCCGATAATCGAATAGCAGAGTTAGCCGAAATGGATAATGATATGCTATGTTCTATAATTAATGATATGGACGAATATCTATTGGATTTTACAGGTTTTACATCAGACGAAATATCTGTTATTTTGGATACTTTACCTGATATAACACAAGAATTTATAGAAGATGATGAAATAGAGGAAGAATTTAAGTTACAGGACAAAACAATAACTCAAAAAGGTGATGTATGGTGTTTAGGTAAACATAAATTGCTATGTGGAGATAGCACCGATAAAGATTCTGTACTATCATTTATGAAAGAAGAAAGAGCACAACTGGTTGTTACTGACCCTCCATATAATGTAAATTATAGTGGAAAAACTGAGGATGCTCTTAAAATAAAAAATGATGATATGTCAGATGACAAATTTCAATTATTCTTGAACAAAGCTTTTGATTGCATAAACGAAATTATGCTTGATGGAGCTTGTTTTTATATATGGCATGCAGATATTAAAGGTTACAATTTCCGTGGTGCTTGCAAAAACATCAACTGGCAAGTAAGACAATGTTTAATATGGGTAAAAAATTCAATGGTTATGGGCAGGCAAGATTATCAATGGAAACACGAACCTTGTTTGTATGGTTGGAAAAGTGGAGCAGGACATAAGTGGTATGCAGATAGAAAACAAACTACAATTTTAGAGTTTAATAAGCCAACAGCCAATCGTTTACATCCAACAATGAAACCTGTTGAATTAATCGCATATCAGATAAGAAATAGCAGTAAAAGAGGAGATATTGTATTTGACAGTTTTGCAGGGAGCGGAACGACATTAATAGCGTGTCAGAAAAATAATAGAATATGTAGGACAATTGAGTTAGATGAGCGATACTGCGATGTTATTGTAAATCGTTACATTAATTTAAGTGAAAATACAAGTGATGTTTTTGTTATTAGAAATGGCAAAAAGATGAGCTTTGAAGAAGTAAAAAACTAGAGACCGTTTAAGGTCTTTTTTTATTAAACAAAACGATATGGAGGTGGTGATATTGGTTAATGGCAGTTAGTACAGAAATTAGAGAACAAGCTAAAAAAGATTTTCTAAGTGGGTTGAAGTATAAAGAGATTGCACAAAAATATAATGTGTCGCTAAGTACCGTAAAAAGCTGGGCTACACGACATTGGAAAAATCAAAAAGTCGCAACCAATATAAGAAAAAAAGAGCAAAAAAAGAAAAAGTTGCAAAAAGTTGCAACCGAGCTTAATCTTGCAAAACACCCTGGAGGGCAAAAAGGAAATAAAAATGCTCTTAAACATGGAGCTTATGCTTCTGTGTTTTGGGAGACGATGAGCGAAAAAGAAAGAATTCTGATTGATGAATGTAGTGATGATGTTGAGGAACTTCTGCTAAATGAAATACAACTGTTTACAGTCAGAGAGTATCGCATTTTAAACGCTATAGCACTTCACAAAATCGAAAATACTAGCAAGCCTTCTGAAAACTTAGTTATAGACTCTATTATTTCTATTGAAGACCAAAGAGTTTTTAAAAATCAACAAGAAAAAAATGAATATGAAGAAATTAATAGAGAAAAAGTACAGAATGGCAAAAAGTTACCCGGAACTACAAGGAATGTACAGAGTGTTATGGTTTCTAAAACTACAGTTTTGCTAAGACTAGAAAAAGAGCTTACAAGTGTACAGTCTAAAAAACAAAAAGCTATTGATAGTTTAGCTAAATATAGATATGAACGAAATAATGCAAGTAATAGTGATGACAAAATGAAGCTTGCAAACGAATGGGCAGATATGTTGCTCCTGGGAGGAGAATAAATTGCATACAAATATTAGTAAGAGAATTCCTGTTTGGAAACAGGACCCAGTCTTATATGTTAAAGAAGTTTTAAGTGCAGAACCTGACGAATGGCAGAGTAATGTTTTAATGGATTTAGCTAGCAACAACATAAGAATGATTAGCGTTAAATCAGGACAAGGAGTTGGAAAAACAGCTGTCGAAAGTTGGGCGATATGTTGGTTTTTAACAATGTATCCAAATTGCAAAGTTATAGCTACTGCTCCAACAGCAAGACAGTTAAAAGATGTTTTGTGGGCAGAAGTAGCGAAGTGGATAGAAAAATCGCCTTTGTTAAAAGTTTTGTTAAAACCGAGGAAAACATATATATTTTTCGTTGGACACGAAGACAGATGGTTTGCAACAGCAAGAACTGCTACAAAACCTGAAAATTTGCAAGGCTTTCACGAAGATAATATGCTTTTTATTGTTGATGAAGCCTCAGGCGTATCTGACCCAATAATGGAAGCTATTAGAGGTACTCTTAGTGGTGCTAATAACAAACTGATTTTAATGAGCAATCCTACTCGTACATCTGGGGCTTTTTATGATAGCCATACTGTTGATGCTAAAGATTTTTCAAGGTATACAGTAAATAGTGAAAAAGTAAGCAGAACAAACAAAGAAAACATTGCTTCTCTAAAGCGTAAATATGGAGAAGAAAGTAATGTTGTAAGAGTTAGAGTGTATGGAGAATTTCCAACACAAGAAGATGATGTGTTTATTGGGCTAAGTGCGATTGAGAATAATATTGCAACCGATGTTTGTGAAATTACCAAAAAGGCTATCAATGAAAAAACAGGGGCTAATCTGGAAAAAGTGCAAATTGGTTGTGATGTTGCAAGATTTGGAGATGACAAGACTGTAATTTCTATACGACTTAATGAAGTTGTAAAAATACATGACCTTTGCAATGGACAAGATACGACACAAACAGCCGGTAAGTTATCATCGCTATATAAACAGTTAAAGTATAATTGGAAATATAACGGTGAGATAGTTATAGCCATAGACGACGGTGGTGTAGGTGGTGGCGTTGTTGATGCTCTAAAAGCGATGAAGAGAGCTGAAAGTGATGTTTATGACAATATGTTAATACTGCCTGTTAATTTCGGAAAACCAATAAAACATAGATATTACTATGATAGTACTACATACATGATGGGAGTTATTAAGGATTGTATTTCTAAAGTAGATGATAATGGTATAGAGAAAGAACCTGAAATAATTTTACCGAACAACGCAGATTTAATAGGTCAACTGTCTTGTAGAAAATATAGTTTTGTAACGAATGGAAAAATAAAAGTAGAAAGCAAAAAAGATATGAAAGCAAGAGGCATATCCTCTCCGGATGTCGCTGATAGTGTCTTACTTGCTTGTTTACCTAGAAAAAATAAAAGAGAGAGGAGGAAGGCATAAATGAAAGAAAACAAAAAAGTAAATGTTAGAGTAATTAAACCAATCACAAAAGCTGAATCTATAACTCAAACCGACCCGGAAAAAGAGTATAATAGCGTTTGGATAACTGACAGACTTAATTTTCAAGGACTTGAAAACATGGTAAATCAATCTACTATATTACCACAGTGTATAGATGCTTATAAGCGAAACATTACTGGTTTTGGCTATGAAATTGTTTACAATGATAATTGTGACTTGGCTGAAGAAACAGAAGAAATGAAAGCAGAGTATTCAAAGCTCCAGCGAGCTATTGACCTGATGACGATAGATAATTCTTTTAAAGACACATTTGCTCAAGTTATTGACGCAAGGGAAACATTTGGTATTGGTTATATAGAGGTTGTAAGAGAGCTGAATGGTGATATAAAACAAATTGAAGCAATTAAAGATATTGACAGTATATACATGACACCTCCGGAAGAGAGCCTGACGGAATACACATATTATTACAAAGGTGAAGAAATCACAAGAAAGAAACATTTTAAAAAATATCGACAGCAAATTGCAGGGAAAACCGTTTATTTTAAAGAATTTGGTGACCCTAGGGATATGAATATTGCTACTGGAAATTACGAGGAAGGCTTAAAAATAAACGAAAAAGCAAATGAGCTTTTAGAGTTTAAGATTGGAAATAAATACTATGGTAAAGTGCGTTGGCTAGGACAAGTGACAACAGTAGATGGCAATCGTCTAGCTGAAAGTTTGAATAACAATTACTTCCGACATGGTAGACATGTACCTATGGCCATACTTGTAAACGGAGGAACTCTTTCTGATGAAAGCTATGACAGTTTAAAAACTTATATGAATGATATTGAAGGAGAAAAAGGACAACATTCGTTCCTAATTCTTGAAACAGAAAATGCTGAAACTTCAGCAGGTTTTGAAAATGATAAGGCAGTAAATGTTGAAATAAAAGATATGGCAAGTATGTTGCAACGAGATGAGTTGTTTCAGGAATATTTGCAAAACGGCAGACGCAAAACGCAGTCTGCTTTTTTATTACCTGATTTATACGTTGGATATACAACTGATTTTAATAGAGCTACTGCACAGACAGCTATGGAAGTAACTGAAAAGCAAGTCTTTATTCCAGAAAGAAAGGACCTTAACTGGATATTAAATAATAAGCTGTTTAATTGCTATAATTTGAAGTATTGTGAAGTAAGATTTCGAAATCCAGATACGAGCAATATTGACGATTTAGTAAAAGTATTTACTATATGCAATACAGCTGGAGGAGTTACACCTAATGACGCTAGAGCATTAAAAGCAAAAACTATGGGTGAAACAGCAGAGCCTTACGAAGAAACCTGGGCAAATACACCTCTTGCAGTGACAAGTACTTTAAATGTAAGCACACAGCAAGAAGAGTTTGTAAACAAAGCAAATCAAGCCAATGATGATATGATTACACTTTTAAAAGCAATCAAAAAGGGGCTGAACAAGAATGATTAATATTTGTAAGGCTATAAAGAATAATATCGATGATATTCTTCTTGCTATAGATGTCTTTCTTGCAAAAGCTGATTCAAAACTCGAACAAGAACTAAAAGAGAGTGCTGTTGCTGATATAGACGCAGCAGTTGCTTGTGTAAATGCGATAGAAGATGCCTATGCTGATGCTTCAGAAAAAATGAGAGCTGAACTCAAAGAAATGTTTATAAATGAGATAGCTAACATTCCAAAAACAAAACTTGTAAACATGTCAATGGAAGATATTTACGAGGATATATTAAAGAAAATTATTTTAAATGTGCAACAAAGGCCTTTGTCTACTGAAGTATTAGAAAATTATGTTAGTGATGTCAACAACTTTATGACAGCTAATGCAAAAGCTTATTCTGATGCCTTAAAAGAGCGAATACCATTTGAAAACTTTACAGGAGAAACAAATCAGTGGATTGAAGATAGAGCCCAGACTTTGGCTGAATGGACTGAAAAAACAAGTGTAGATGCGTTAAGAGATTTCTTGAAAAAAGCTAGCGATACGGCAACTAGTGTTGAGGAGTTAACACAGTATGTTATAGACAATGACATTAGAGATGATACAAACGCTAGGCGTTTTGCTGTAAATGAAACATTGAGATGTAACAGTTATGCTAAACAAGATGAATTAATGCAAAACATAGAGGTAGAAACCAAAACTTGGCATCACACAGGACCAACAAATACAGCTAGACCCGGACATCTAAAATTAGACGGTGTAACTATCCCAAAAGATAAGCCTTTTGCTTTAGTTGCAGAAAAAGGAGGTGTACATTATTGTAATTGCCCACATGATGACAACTTGCCTGTTGGCGAAGTTGTTAATTGTAGATGCAAAATAGAAGCAGGAACAACGAAAGATGTTACAAGTTTTACAGATAGTGAACTTAAAGAGTTAAAAGATAGAGCTAGAAAAAAACTTGATAGCGAATGGGAAAGAGAATTTAATGCAAAGCAAAGAAAAGCAAGGGAAGATGCAGGTGTACTTCCTACAGTAATGACACCTATAGAGTTTAAAAACTCAACTAAAAAAGATATTGTTGAAAGGTTTGGAGGAGCCCGAGGTGGTGGATTAAAAAGGTATTATCTTGTAAAGTCAGGGGTAATACCTGAAAATGAAATAGGGAATATTCTTTATTCACCAAACGGCAAGTTAAACAGCTTGAATTACTTAGAAAGTAGTGGTATACTTACAATAGATAATAAAAGTATAGAGCATGTTGTTAAGGGTGATTTTAAAGCCCCTAATGAACATTATCCAAATGGTCGACTTACAAAAGGTGGACATAGTAAAAGCTCGTTTGATGAATGTGAAAAAATGGGCTTAGGAAATGTTGTTGAGGGAGAATATTCCAACGGTGTTAAATGGGGGAGTGTTCCAACATCTACAACGACAAAAAAGAGAAAAGGTGGACACACTTGGTTTCCTGATGATTGGGACGATGATAAAATTATTACTGAAATGTATAAGGTCAAGAATGGTAAAGGCAAAATCATTGGGGAGGATATATATGATGTCGATGGCATTGCTGTTGTATATAAGACATATGGAAAAGGAGAAAGTTTTTATCCAGCAAAAAATCAAGAAGAATATATAAAGGGAGTGGTAGTAAATGATTGAAACAGAAATTAATATATTAAAAAAAAATTGGCTTTCTGATGTTGACCCTACACTTGAAGGAAACTCTCCAATTTGTATAGAAATGTTGGATACAATACTTGAAAAACTGAGAAAGCTAAATGATGAAGAATTGGTAAAAGAATTGGATAAACTATCATATACAGATAGATGGTGTATAAGTGCCTATGTAATAGAAGAACTTGCTTATGAAGATAGAAGAAAAGTAGCAGAACCTTATGTGGTTGATTACGATAAAGAACCGGAACCAACAGAATTTGTTTGAAATCTAATTATGAAGTTCGAAAACAGCATATTTCGAAAAGTTAATACAAGTAAAGTAATATTAGCACTCTGAAAAGGGTGCTTTTTTGATGTAAAAGTTACAGGCAAGTTAGCAAACACAGTAAATTAGCAGATTAGGACAGTTTAAAGCTGTCCTTTTTTGTTGTTCGAAAAGTTAAATGCAATATTATAGGGCTTTAGCCAAGTGGTTAAGGCAAGAGACTTTGACTCTCTTATGCGTAGGTTCGATTCCTACAAGCTCTGTTAACCGATATTTTGCATATGAAAAACTTAGTTGTCTTAGGTACGAAAGGTATATTTTATACTCTGTACAAGCAACACATTGACAAACAAGTAATGGTTTAGCGTTTGTTGCAAATTATATTATATAGAAAGGAGTGATTCCTATGGGCTAAGTTTAACGCATTAAAGGAATAACAAACATTAAAAGAATTTGACTTATTGCTATAAATCAAGTAAGTAATAGGCGTGATTGATTGAGTTTGAAATTACAAGAGTAGAATTGTTATTTTTTTTAATGCGTAGCAGGGTAACTATAGTCAGAAATTTAGTCAGCAAAAAAAGGAGTAGGTGCAAAATTCTACTCCTTATTTTTATATAAAATTAAGGAGGTGTAATGATGTCTTTTATAAAGAAAGCAAATGAAATAAGCGATGCTAAAATTGCATTTATTTCGTTAGTTGATAGAGCTGCAAATCAGCAAAAGTTTTTGATTGTTAAAGCAGATAACTACAACGCAGATTTTACTATGACAGGCGAAATATTAAAGGCCGATAGTGAAAAACATACCGTAACTGGTATCGTGTATGAACCAGATACGGAGGATAGTCAAGGCGATTTTATGACAGCAGAAGAAATTGAAAAGGCTGCACACTACTTTTTAAAGAATGGTGGCAAAGTCGATATACAGCACAGCTTTAAAGAAGAAGAGAGTGCTGTGGTTGTTGAAAGCTATGTAACAAAGAGTGACGGAGTGATTAATGGTCATGATGTAAAAAAAGGTACGTGGATAGCAACTGTTGAAATAAATGACGATGATATATTCAAAGACATTGAAGATGGCAAGATTACAGGGTTTAGTATGGGCGGAACAGGAAGATACACCGAAAGTGAACTGCAGAAAAGAAAGGGTTTATTAGAACCCCTTGCAAAGATGCTAGGATTTAATGTTGTTGAAAAAGGCGAAATGACAGCTGAATACAATCGAAGATGTATAAGTGATAATTTTCGTACGGCCTATGAAACATTGAGACAAACTTTAGAGAGCTATGACTGTGAAAAAGGGTGTTGGAAATACATTGATGACGAACAGACTGTGAAGACAGCATTAAAAGAATTCAATGACATTGTTACAAAGCTATTGACAGAAAAAGAAATAGCTAAAATGGTTTTTTCAGAGCGTAAAGTTCAAAAGGCTGGAAAGAAAATGAGTAAAAGAAATAAAGATACTCTTTCTGAAATATGTCAGTCTTTAAATATGTTTATGAAAGAATTTGATGAAAATGAGAACGAGGAGGAAGATTCTATGAATGAAAAAGATTTAGAAACTATTACAAATTCAGTTACAACAGCGGTTACAGGTGCTATTCAACCTTTAATTGACGCTATTGGGACACTTGACGATAACAAAGATGATGAAGTAAATAAAGATGATGAAAAAGAAAAGGTTGATGAAGCAGTTGAAAAGGCTTTACAGCCTCTTAAAGAACAAGTTGAAAGTATTGTAAAAGCTTTAGGTGGCAATACAACTAATCTTAATAATAATCAGTCTGTTAAAAAGAGTAGTCAGCATTATATGGCAGGAATGTTTTAATAGAAGGAGGAAACGGCATGAATAATATAGATTTAATAAACAAAGCAGCAATATCAACAGGTGGACTTAATACAGGAGGTTTGCTTAACCCTGAACAGGCAAGAAAGTTTGTTCAGCAGATTTTTGAATCAACTGAGTTTGGTTCGCTTGTTCGTCATGAAATGCGTACAGCAAAAACAGGCGAAATTGATAAAATTGGTATTGCTTCTCGAATCCTTAGAGAAAAGACAGAAGACACAGACGACGGGGAAAGAGTTGGTGTAAAAACTTCGAAAATCAGTTACGCAACAAAATCTGTTAGACTTCCTTGGGAAATTACAGAAGAAACTCTCAGAGAAAACATTGAAGGACAGACTTTTGAAGAAATTGTTACAAACTTAATGACTACTCAGGCAGGTGTTGATTTACTTGACTTGTATTTCAATGGTGACACAGCAACTCTTTCTGGTGATGCAGATTACAACTTTTTAAAGATTGACGATGGCTGGATTAAGCAGATTTCAGAGTCAGGACATGTAATTGATAAGACATCAGAGTCTGGTTTAACATTAGACGGTTTTTATGAAGCTGTTAAGGCAATTCCAAACAAGTATAACAACGGCAAACTCCGTTGGCTTATGTCTCCACATAGAGCACAAGAATGGGAAAGATATTTATTAAATCAAGCTATTACAGCTGGTGGTATGGTTCCGGAAAGTGTATATAAGAATCCTGTAAGTATTCCAACAGTACAGGTACCTATGTTATCAGATAATGTTATTTTACTTGCAGACCCACAAAATCTTTGTGTTGTAAATACCTACGATATGCGTATCAGAAAAACAACAGAAGGTAAAGAGGCTATTATGCAGGATAAGCGTTTCTATGTTCTTCATATGGATTTTGATACAATTATTGAAGAAACTGACGCAACAGCAATAATCAAGTTGAAGAAATAGAGGTTATTATGAAGATAAAGTTAATTGGTAATATTAAATCTTACACTTGTGGTGACTTTGTGATAAAGAATGATTTTTCAGGCAATCAAATTGTTTCAGTAGATGAAGAAATCGGAGAAATTTGTTTAAAAAGTGGATACTTCAAAAAGGAAAATGAAGATGAAAAAGTTGACTTATTTAGCAAGGAAAATAAAGATGAAACTGTCGACTTATTTAGTTTAAAAATTGAAGAATTAAAAAAGATTGCAGAAAACAAAAATGTTGATGTAACAGATTGTAAAAAGAAAGATGATTACATTAACGCTTTGAAAGAAGTGATGTAAATGGCAAAAAGACCTTGGGTTATTCCTGAAGATGTGAGGAATTATTCAGATTATAGTGAAATTCAATCAAGAAGCGATAAAAAGCTAGAAATAGATATAGCAAGAGCAGAAGCTTATGTTATAAAATACACTAACAATAAATTTGAAGATTGCGAGGAAATACCACAAGCAGTTCATTTAGCTGTTATATTGCTTGCTAGCAAGTATGCTCAAGATGCTGTTGAAAAGACGAAAGCTAAAAAGGTGCAGTCAGAAACTTTTGACGATTATTCTTATTCTTCAACGACAGATACGGCCAACATTGATATATCTGATTTATCACTTGATGAACTACTTGATGAGTTTCGTTTACAAAAAGCAAGTGGTAAGATTTTGATGAGGCTTAGAAAATTATGATTGAAGATTTTTTTAACCATTTATGCAATATTTATCATATTAAAGAAGATAAGCAAGATATAGGCTATGGTATTAGTAGCACTCCTATTTTTAGTTATTCTGTTGTTCCAGACGCAGAAAATGTAAAGTGCCACTTTTCTACAAAAAGTCCTGAACATATTACAGAAGCAGACCCTGAGCAGAGACTGACTGCTTCTGTAAAACTTGTACTACCTATTGACACAGATGTTCGTATAAATGACAAAATTTTAGATGTGAATACAGGCATTGAATATACTGCTGAAATGCCAAAAACTATTCAAAAACATCATAAATATGTTATGTGCATTAGGAAAACAATTCAAGATAGGATGTGTTGATATGGAAGAAATGGATAAGTTTGTGCAAGATATAGAAGCTTTGGCGTACAACACGAAAAGCCAAATTGAAGCTTTTGTGGCGTATTTTGCAAAAGATTTTTTAAATGAAGTTAAAAGTGAAATTGAAAGAAGGAATATTGTAGACACAGGAAGTTTGTTAAAGTCATTTAATAAAAATGATGAAAACAATATATGGGAGGTTTCTGCAGGGGGCTTATCTATTACTGTAGGTTCGATATTAGATTATGCAAAATATGTTAATGATGGACATACTACTTGCAAAGAAGGTGAAAGTAAGCGTTTTGTCCCCGGGTATTGGCAAGGAAATAAATTTACATATGACCCCAATGCAAAAGGGGGCATGATGTTGTATCAGCAGTGGATTGAGGCAAATCCATATTTTTCGAAAGCTTATGAACTTATGAACAGCATTTTGCCAGAAGTAATGGATAAAAAGTTTGACGAATGGATTAACGGGATATTTTAAAGGAGGATAATATGGACCAAGAAATGGCTAGTATAATCCGATATATTAAAGATGTAAATCAAAATACAAGAATATATTTAAAGAAAATGCCACAAAATTTTGAGGTACCTGCAGTATATTTCCCCTCCCCAGAATTAAGCATTTATCTGAGTTCAACTTCTTGCTATAGAGTAAATTATATTTGGAATATAAAAATATTTGCTCAAAGCACAGAAATAGCATTTGAATTAGCTAGCGATATTTTATTTAATATAGCTAGCAATATGTTTTTAATTCCGTTACGAAATATAGACGGTTCATTGGTAGGAAAAAATATATCAATTAGGGAACCTAATTTATCAAAAGTAGAAGATGGTATTTATTCTATTGAAATAATTTGGGACAGCATAAAAACTTATACCCAAAAAGAAGTTCAAAAAATGAAAAAACACTATGAAAATTACATTAGGAGGTTATAGTATGGCTGAAAGAAAAATTACTGAAGCTGTTCAGGAACAGAAATTTAAACTGGAAAAGCTTCGTAATAGTGCAAGGGCTCTATATGATATAAGTGTATCAACATTCGATGGAGCAACTGCAAATATTGATAAAGATAAATTATATTCTGTAAAAGAAATAGGCGACATTATCGAAAATTGGCTTAAAAAGGAGATGAAGTAATGGGCGGTGCATTTGATGAATTGGTAGGAAAAGTAAGACCAGGAAGTTATGTGAATTTTAAAAGCACAAGGCAGGATACTATTAATAATAATGCAAGAGGAATTGTATTAATTCCGTTAATTGGACACACATATGGTCCAACAAATACATTTGTAAACATTTATAGTTCTGCCCCAGATTCAGAATTTGATAAGTTAGGAATGTCAGTTTATGATGATAACGACTATATGTTACTTATTAGAGAAGCTTTCAAAAATGCAAGACAGGTTGTATTTTATATTGCAGGTCCTGACAAGAAAGCGACAGCAAAAGTTGCTCCATTGACAGCAACAGCAAAGTATGGTGGCACTTTGGGTAATTCATTTGAATTGGTTATAGAATCAAATCCAAATAATGGATTTGATGTCAGCGTTTATTTGGAAACTAATAAGGTGTTTTATCAAGAAGGAGTAACAAAAGTAGAAGATTTAACATCTAATGACTATGTAGATTGGGAAGGAACTGGAGCTTTAGTTGCTGCACAAGCTGGCGTAAAATTTACAGGTGGAACTAATACATCTGTGAATACTAAGGTATACACAGATTTCCTTGACGCGACAGAAAAAGCTACGTTTAATACTGCTTGTTGTCCGTTTACAGAAGATAGTATACATACAGCAATCAAAACAAAAGTAAAATACTACAGAGAAGAAATTGGAAGAAGAGTTCAGTTTGTTGTGCCTGACTTTGCTGCTGACTATGAAGGTATTATTAATGTAACTAATGCTGTAACTGTCGACGGCAAGGAATTAAGTAATGCTCAGGCTTGTGCTTATGTAGCTGGTTTAACAGCTTCAGCTGATTCGGTAACAAGCAATACATATGTTGCATATGAAGGAGCAACAGATATTGTAGGAGAGAAAACTCACGAGGAAGCTGTTGCTGCGATTAACAATGGAGAGTTTTTCTTCTCTAAAAATAGTTCAGGAGATATTGTTGTAGAATATGACATTAACTCTTTAGTTACTTTTAAAAACGGCAAAGATAAGACTTATAGAAAGAATAGAGTAATAAGAGTTTTTGATGCTATTAACGAAAGTATTCAGCTCAACTTTCCACCAAACAAGTTTGATAATGATGAATATGGTTGGGACATAATGGAAGGCTTAGGCAAAGACATATTACAGAGATATGCTAATGCAGGGGCTATAACAAATGTTGATTTTGACAATGACTTTTTAGTAGACAGAAGTAAATCACAAGGCGATGAAACATACTTTAATATTGGTATACAGCCAGTAGATAGTGCTGAAAAGTTATTCTTTACTATAAAAACTAGATAAAGGAGGTTTTAGGCTATGGCAGACAGAGCAAATAGAAGTAGAATTTTGCTTAACAAAGGAAAAATGTATTGGAATGGCAATATTATTGTGGACGGTATTAAGTGCGAGGTTGTTGTTACGCCGACGGTAACAACATCTAAGTCTATCAACGAAGTTGTTCCTAGTTCACGCTGGGCAGGAATTGATTCAATAAAAGTTACATTAAGCGAATATCGTTCTACAGCAAGAGCTAAAGATATGGTTAAACAGTTTCTTGAAACTGGCGTAACTCCAGAAGTTACAATTCAAGGTATACAGGACGATAAAAATAGCGATTATTACGATGCTGTTGGAAAAGAAATTGTTACAGTTATTGGTTGTGTACCTACTGGTGACATTAAACTCTTAAGCGTAGACGCAGATTCTAATGACCATTTACAAGATGAATTTACATTTAATGGTAAAGATATTAAGTTTTAATATTTAAGGGCTGTTGATAAATATTCAACAGTCCTTTTTTTGAAAGGAGAAAATAAGAAATGAGCAACTACAATTTAAAAAATTTTATGATTTCAGGTTTAAAAAAGAATGATACTTTAACATTTAAGGGTATAGATACATTCAAAGACGAAAATGGTGTGCCAATTCCTTTGAAGTTTAAGCAGATTTCACGTACCGAAGTAGAAGATATTAGAAAAAAGTTTGTTCATAAGACACCAGCCGTCGATAAAGAAGGAAATTATATAATCAGAAATGGAAGAATTATCAATGATATTGATGTAGACTATGACAGCTTTACAGATGAATTGATTGTAGAAACTATGGTTCAGCCTGATTTAAGGGATAAAGAATTGCTTGATTTTTATGGTGTATACGCTGGAACAGAATTACTTCATATCCTTTTCAAGGGCGATGATTATCGCTATATTGACGGTTGTGCTGCACAGGCGGCAGACATAGCACCTATCAAGGAAGAAAACTTGATTAAAGAATTAAAAAACTAATGAAAGGTGCCGATAATACATGGCATTGGGCTCACATTCTTTGGCAGGCAAAAGGACTAAGAATGGAAGAGTTTGCAAAAATGGAGAGGCAAGTTCAACTTGCATATATTGCTAGTTATAAACTAGAAGAAGAAATGCCAGTAAATTGGCTCCATAAAATATTAAATATTGTAAAGATTATTTTTAAAGTAAAGGGGGCGTAAAAAATGCCCGGAGGAAATAAAACACTTTCTGCTACATTTAAGGCAGTTGATAATTTTACGCCCGTTGTAAATAATATTGCAAAAGCCGGAAAATCTGCAACAAAGGAGATTAAACAGTTTCAGGAAACACTTAATAAAGGTGTTTCGGCATCTGCAATGGAAAATACAGCAGGTACTATTGAAAACGCTTTTGAAAATGCAGAAAGCGAAAGTGTTAGACATATCAGAGCTATTGAAAATGCTGTAGAAAATAGCTCTGCATCTTCTAGTGAATCAGTCGCTAAAATGGCTCAAAAATATGAAGAGCTTCAGAGGGACTTACAAGAAGCACATACTAGAATAAGTGGTCTTGAAGCAGAGCTTGAAAGACTTGGAAATGAAACAGAAGATAATTCTGAAAAATTTGAAGCATTAGCAGATTCAGCATCAAAAATGGGAGATATGCTGAAAACAGCTATATCTGGAGCAGTAGCCTTTTTTGGTGTAAGTAAAGTTACAGAAGCTATAGATAGTGAACTTAAAGCTGTAAATCAATTTCAAGCACGCGTTGGGGCTAGCTCGAAAGAAATGAAAGAGTATAGAAGTGAGATAAAAGACTTATATAACGACGGTATGGGCGATAGTCTTGAAGATGTAGCAAATTCACTTGCAACAATAAAGACGAGCACGAACCTTGTGGGTAAGGAATTAGTAAGCACGACTCACAACGCTTTATTACTTCGTGATACATTTGACTTTGATGTAGGTGAAAGTACAAGAGCTGTAAAAATGATGATGGACCAGTTCAATCTATCTTCTGAAACCGCATATAACTTAATTACACAAGGTGCTCAAAAAGGATTAAACAAGAACGACGACTTGTTAGATACTATTAATGAATATTCTGTACATTTTAAACAACTTGGTTTTAGTGCAGACGAAATGTTTAATATGTTAGAAAATGGCGCTAAAAGTGGTACATTTAGTGTAGACAAGTTAGGCGATACAATAAAAGAATTTGGCATCCGAGCTATTGATGGCTCAGATACTACCGTAACGGCATTTAAAATGGCTGGATTAAATGCTGATTCTATGGCAAAAAAGTTTTCAAAAGGTGGCAGTGATGCAAAAGAGGCTTTTACAGAAACAATAAAAGCCTTAAAAGATATGAAAGACCCCATTGAGCAGAATACAGCAGGTGTAAACTTGTTCGGCACGATGTGGGAAGACTTAGGTGCTAAAGGCGTATTTGCAATTAGTAACCTAAACGGAGAGATTAGCTCAACTTCTGACGCTTTAGAAAAGATGAATGAAGTTAAATATGAAGATTTAGGTAGCACATTTACGGTGTTTGGAAGAAACATAATGTCATCATTTACAGAAGGCATAACAAGTGATTCAGGTGACTTAATAGAAAGCATAAGGAATTTACAAGAAAAAATTATGCCAGATATAAAAGAGGCTGGTGAAGTTGTCGGAAATATAGTTGAAAAAGGCATAGATGGAATTGACTATATTACAGAACATACCGAATTATTTAAAGTATCCCTATCTGGAGTAATTGGCTTACTATCTGCAAAGAAAGCTATCAATGGGATTACAGGACTTGCATCAGGTTTGGGAACAACTATCGGAGCATCTACAAAGGTTGGTGGAGCTTTAACAACTGTGGCGAGTGGATTGGGTAGTATAGCTTTGCCTGCTACTCTTGCTGTTGGTGGAATTACTGCTGTTACAGCTAGCTTTCAAGCGTATACCAACTGGGCTAAACAAAAAGACCTTGAAAAACATTTTGGAAGCGTTTCGTTGTCGATGCAAGAAGTGGAAGATATTGCTGATAAAATTGTAGCCAACGGCAATATGAGCAAAATTAGAAGTTCACTTGAAGAATTCTCAAAAGTCGATACTATTAAAAAAAATATCGACGAGGCTAAAAGTTCTATTGATAAGTTCGATTGGAAAATAGACATGGGCTTTAAATTATCAGCTGAAGACAATAACGACTACAAAAAAAGTATAGAAAGTTATATTTCAGAAGTTCAGAGTTATGTTGAACAAAGGCATTACTCAATGAATATTTCTGCTCAAATGATTTTTGGAGATTCTAAAGAAGGTAAAGAAATAACAAAAACACTCAATACATTTTATTCTTCTCAAGAAACTGAGTTGAAAAAATGCGGTGAAGATCTTCAAAGTGTAATTAATAAAGCCTTTGAAGATGGTTTGTTAGATTTTGACGAACAGAAAAAAATAGAAGAATTAACTGCAAAAATGACTAAAATAAAAAAAGCTATTGAAGATAATAAGTTTGACGCAAATCTTGAAATAATAGGGTCAGATTATTCTGACAAGAAATTATCGGCAGATAGCTTTAAGGATATGCAAGGAGAAGTTAATGAAAATATTGAAACTGTTAGACAAGCAAATAAAGAGTCTCACCAAAATTTAATTATTGATATTAAAAATGCATATGCCAATAATCCTGAACAAATGAAATATCGATTAGCAGAAGCAGACAAAGCTTATAAAATTGCTGATGCTAGTTATGTTGGCAAAGGTGTTGAAATTGAAGCTAATACAATTCATAATTCATATAAACAAGATATTGACAAGGGATATGAAGTTTATAATAGAGGATTTAATGCAAGAAACTATGGAAAACAAATCGCGGAGGCTATAGATTCTTCTGGAAGTGATGTAAAGAAATCCTACGAGAACTTAGATAATTTAATAGAGATGGAAGCACAAAATATGGAAACTGCATGGGCTTCCATGTCATCATCTACACAAAAAAATATAAGTGAAATGTATAATTCACTTAAGCCTGAACAATCTCAGCTTACAGAAACTGCAACTGCTTGTATTGATGCAGGAAAGAATATTCCCGAAAGTATTGCACAAGGAATATTAGATTCAGCTGCCGTAGGTGCTGTTGTAGGGAATACAGATTCTATATATATAAGAACAGCTTATAATATGACACAGCAAAATCCAGCTTATGCCGAAGCAATGTTAGCAGCAAAGGAAAGTGGACTTGAAGTTCCTGACAGCATAATGCTTGGTATTGAACTAGCTAAGCCTGGAGCAATATCAAAAGCAACTGAAGCTGGTACCGAAACAGGAGAAGCAGCTAAAAACGGAATGGCAAACACAAAAGCGGGAGTTAAAGTGTCTACAGAAAATGCTATAGGTAATGGCATGTGTGAAGGAATAGATAATGCAAGGAGTAAAATTGCAACAAAGATACAGCAACTTAAGTCTTATGTAGAAACAGCTTTAAACATAGGAGGTACAGCTACTGTAACAGGTCCTGACGGAACAAAAACATCTACAACTTTCGAGATGAAGGCAAAAGGCATAGCTACAAATGCAGAAGGTGGTATATATGATAGTCCTCTTTTAACTTGGGTTGCAGAAGCAGGAGATGCCGAAGCGATAATTCCATTAAACAATACACAAAGAGCATACGATTTATGGCAAGAAGCAGGTATGCGACTAGGAACTATCAGAGGTTTTGATGATTCACAGCCTTTAAATATAACTGCCAATACAAGTGATATTGTTAATGATAAGGATGTAATGGGTGTTTATAGCAGTGCTGTAAACAAAACTATAGTACTGAAGTTAGAAGGCGGAGGAGAAATAAAAATCCCTTCAACTATGGATAAAAATGAAGTTCTAAACTTGTTGACTAGTAATTTAAAACCTGTTTTGCTTGGAATCATAAATCAAGAACTGTTTGAAGAAGGAGATGGAGCATATGTCACTTAATACAAATTACTATTTTTTTATAAGCTGTAACGCAGAAATGGATTGCTTCTTATTTCCTGTTTTGCCGGAAAAAGTTACATATAGTGATGGGATAAAAAACACATCATTGACAATAAGTAATTTGGGAGAAACAACAGTAATTGAAAATCCGAGTGCCGATACAATATCTTTTTCAAGTCGATTCCCAGCGTATTTAGACCAGTCTGTTGTTGTTGATAAATTATACGAACCAACATATTATAGAAATAAGTTAGAAAAGTGGAGAGGCTACAAAAAGCCTGTCCACTTTATTTTATCTGCAAGTTTTTTCTGTAATGACTATTATACAATAGAAGAATTATCTTACACAGACGAAGGAGGCCCAGTAGGAGAAATACAGTACAATATTAAACTAAAAAAATATACTGAAGCTACAATAAGGAAAATAGACTTAAGTCCTAAAGATTCTACAAAGGCAGAAGTCACAGATGAAAAGAAAAAAGTAGATAATACAGTACAGCCTACGACATATAAGGTTGTAAAAGGAGATAGTCTTTATAAAATAGCAAAAGCTAAACTGGGTAACGGAAACAGATGGAAAGAAATCTATAATCTCAATAAAAATATAATTAAGAACCCAAACAAATTGCAAGTTGGCTGGGTGTTAAAATTGCCAAAGAAGTAGGTGGTTAGTTGAGTAAAATTTCATTAGTTGTTATGCAAAACGGACAGCAATTTGATTTATCTGACATTGTTATAAGTGTGAAATGGAGTGGCAGAAAAGGAACATGTACGCGTTCCATAAATGCTGAAATAGTAGAAGATGTCGTTTTATGGAAACAAATAGGCTTAGAATTTGAAGCTATAAAAGGTCTTAAATGTGTTTTTTCATATGATGATGTTACACTTTTCAAAGGACTAGTAACAGATACTTCACAAAGTAATAATGCAACAATGTCATTTACTGCTTACGATTATGGTATATACCTTGCTAATTCTGGAAATACATTTACATACACAAAGAAAACTTTAAAAGAGATAGTTATAGATTGCTGTAAGCGAGCAGGTGTTGGATATGACTTTATAGCTGATACAAATTATAAGATTCCTGACATAACGAAACCAACGGCGAAATATTGGGATGTAATACAATCTGCTATGCAAGCAACAACAAGGCACACCGGGAAAAATTATTTTGTTCAATTCTCGGATAATGAATGTCATTTGTTTGAGAGAAAAGAAAAGATGATTCAATGGGTAGTGTCTACACAAGAAAATATTATTAACTGGAATTACACAAGCAGTATTCAGCAAACAAAGACGAGAGTTAAGCTAATTGACAGCAAGAAAAAAACAGTTGCTACTAAGATAGATGAAGGACTTGAGAAGTTAATTGGTTGTTTTCAGGACATACAACAGCCTGATGATGACAACACAAAAACTGAGTTAGAGAAATGTGCAGAAAGATTACTTAATGCACAGAAAATACCTCAACGAAGTTTATCATTAACTAGCAAAGGTATTACAGAAGCTATAAGTGGTTACTGTATATATGTAATGATTGACAGACTTGACTGGGGACGAAGTTTTTTTATTGATGAAGATACTCATACATTTAAAGGCGATGATTATCAGATGACATTAAAGATTAATGTGTGTGGTGAAAATATAAGCGAGAATGTATCAAGAACTTTAGAAGATTACAAAAAAACGACTTCAAGCAGTAGCAGCAGTAGTAATAGTAACAGTAGTAAAGCAGAAAAACTTTTTGCAGTATGCAAAAGTTTAGTTGGAACTAAATACAAAATGGGAGGAAATAGTCCGGGTAAATATATGGATTGTTCTCATTATGTTGCTTATTGCTTTCAAAAATGTGGGGTAAGTAACAAAGTTAAAAGCTATGGGACTGCTGCAAACCTCTATGCACTTAGCACAAAAGTTAATAAAAGTCAATTGCAAGAAGGAGATATTATATTTTTTAAAAATAAAGGTAGCAATCACATTGGAATTTATGCAGGTAATAATAAAATGTGGAACTGTTATAGTGGACATGGTGTTGGGCTTACTCCATTAAGTTATGGAGGAACAATCGCTGGATATGGTAGGTTATGGTAGGAGGTACTAAAATGCAGGAAAGTATTATAGGAACATTAAGGGGTACTATTAAAGATTCAGTATCTATTTTGGAAGCAAGGGTTATTAGTACAAAACCTTTGCAATTACAATCAGTAATGGACAGTGCATTAATAATACAAGAGAGTAATATGTACCCGATTGATGAACAATTTCAAGACATAGAAAAAGAAGCTATTGTTGAATACAAGAGTGAAGTTACTGGACAACCAGCAAGTCAAAATGTAAAAATAACAATCAATAATGCTATTAAAACGGGAGAAATATTTGTTGTACTGCAAATAGACAGTGGGGAAACATGTAAGTACTTATTATTATCAAGGGAGGGATAAGCGTGCTATCTCTGAATGATATTTCTATTGTAAAAGCAAGTGATAAATCAACAAAAACTTATAAAATAGATTTTGAAAAAGGCAAAATAAGCGGATACATAGATGAAATAGAAGCTGTACAACAATATATTCACAAGACACTTATAACACCTAGATTTAAGTGCTTGATATACGGCAATCAGTACGGAAGTGAGATTGAAAGCATGATAACAACAAATCACTTTAATAGAGAAAGTATTAAAAAGCTATTACCGTCGCTTATAGAAAACGCGTTAACAGACGCAAGGGTTATAAGTGTAAGCAATTTTGAGTTTACTGACTTTGACACAGATGGTCTGTTGGTCACATTTGATGTAGATACTGTATATGGTGTAACGAAAGTAAAGGAGGTACCTATAAATGTTTGAAAATTTTACTTATGAAAACATCTTATCTGATGTACTTGCTAGGGCTCCTGACGAAATTGATACAAGAGAAGGCAGTATATTTTATGATGCTGTTTCGGCAGTTACAGTAAAGATAGCAGAGCTATATACACAACTGGAAATGTTATACGCAAATGTAAATTTATCTACAGCAGAAGGAGAAGCTTTAGATTTAAAAGGTGATGAAAGGCTTGTAAAGAGAAAAGAAGCTACTTGTGCTGAATATGAAGTTAAATATACAGGGACTTTGCCTGACACAGGGTCTGTTTTTTATACAGAAAATGGCTTGTATTTTACATTAATGCAATATGACGATGGTGTTTATTACTTACAGAGTAATGATACAGGAACTATCCTAAATGGTCTTGAAAACGAAAAAGTTATACCAGTTGAAACATTTATGGACTTAAACTCTATAAGTCTAGGAAAGTTGTATATTCCAGCAATGGATTTAGAAAGTGACGATGAATATCGACAACGAATATATGATAGTATGACCCCTGGAGAAAATGGGAACAAACAGCACTACATAATGTGGTGCAATAGTGTCACAGGGGTGGGATATACAAGAATATTGCCACTTAAAGAAGGAGCTAACACTGTCGTGGGTATTATAATTGCAAGTGATGGAACTGCAGCTTCAGAAGAACTTCTAAAAAAAGTTCAAGATTATGTGGACCCTGACCTTGATGGAGATGGGATAGGTGATGGCCTCGGGGAAGGTGTAGCAAACCTAGGAGCACATTTTATAGCCAAAGCTCCGACAATCGAGCCTATAGATGTATATATTAATCTTGTTACATATTCAAGTGGCTACACAAAAGATACAGCATTACCATTAGTAAAAGAAACAGTAGCTGATTATTTCAGAGAAGCTGTGGTTTCAGGAGTCAGTGGTGATAGTATTGTTCTTAATTCGTCTGCAATTGCATCTAAGATACAACAGCTAGGTTGTATTGAAAACTTTGGACCGTTGAGTTTTGATGAAGATGAATACCGACGAGTTTTTACAGATGACATTATACCTAGTTTAAGGGATGTGATTTTGCAGTGAAAGCTATTGAAAAAAATGTATATGGAACTTTTGAAGAATTACTAAGAATGTATCCTGAGTTCTACAGTAAAATTACAGATATGTGCTATGTTGTCAACGCAGAAGCAAACATGGTTGATGATGTTATTGATACAGCACAAACAATACTAGATGATAGCAATATCACAACAGCCAGAGAAGCAATAATAAGTTTTTATGAGAGTATTATTAATGTTAGAGAGGCAAATAGAAGTGTAGAAGAAAGAAGAAATTTGATTTTGCTATTATTTAACATGATGGGTAAATTATCTGCATCAAAAATTATTAATGTTATAAAAATATACACAGGACAAGATGTGGAAATTCTATTTAATAGAAAAGATGAAAAAAATAATTATATTTTGGAGATTTTAACTCAAAAAGATAACATTGACTCGGCATTTCTAAGCGATATGCAGTTTATTATGAATAGAATTTTACCTGCACATCTGGTAAAAAAGCACCAGATTTTGAATAGATATACTATAAAAGTAGGTGTGAAATTAAAACAATTACTTACAAATTACATTCCTTGTGGAACTGTCAAATGTGGAGTATATCCAATAAGTACTACATTAGGAGTTTCTCGCAAAAGCAGTTTAAAAATAGAAACTAATAAAAATGTAATATTAAATAACTATGATTACTGTGGAAATATCCCGAATAAAGTAAAATTAGGAATGATTATAACAAGTAATTCAAATATGTCTTATGAAAGCAGATTTAATATAGGTGCTTATAAATATTGTGGCACAGTAGTTTGTAGAAAGGAGGAAGACTAATGGCTTTTTTTACCGATGATTTTTTAAAACAGAGAAGAAAAGAATTTTTAAAATCTATAGAAAAATTACAGTACCAAGTTGATAAGGTATGGTATGATGCAACAATTAAAAACAAGTCAATTATAGACAATGCAGTTGTTATCGACATACATATCCCAGTTGTACCATATTCAAAACATACTATAACAGGTATCCAAATAATTTCTATAGAAGGTATAGTTGCAGGCTCTAAAGAAGTCAGCATCTCTAGGGATATTACACAAGGAGTATTTATGCAATTTAAGTTTCCAATAAAGGAGGTTGATAGTGATGTATGATAGAACTTTTTGGCAAGACCATATTGTTGATGAACAAGGACAAGTCCTTGTTCAAGGCACAAATTTGAGTGAGGATAATTTCAACAACATCGAAAAAGGTGTTTTTGAAAATCGAGTTATTGAACTATTAAACGCACAGATGAACAGTCTTGTTGCTGCAGAAAATTTAGAAAATGCCATATGCAGAGTTGAGGGCGGAACTGTAACGCAAAATGGAACAACAATAAAAGTTGCTTTTAATTCAGTTCGAAATAACACAAATTATGAAGTTATACCAGTTGTGGGCAAATCAAGCGGCTTAACAAATTATCATTTTAATATAACTGCTAAGCAGGCGAATGGATTTTTGTGTGATGTTTATGGAGAATTTACAAGTGTTACAGTATATTTTTTAGTAAAAGGAGGAATATTATAGTGCTTATTAAATCACAAAGTGACGAGCAGAAAAGAAATGAAAATGCTGTTTTAAATAGCTTTAATTGTATAAAAGCGACAGCAGAACATAAAGAAGCAGCAGAAATTATTACAAGAAGAACAGCAGAAGTTGTAAGCGGTGCAAGGAGATGAGCTTATATGAAAATTGTTGAAGTAAACGAAGGTAAAAAGATAGATTATAGTATAAATGGTAACAAAATTACTTTTGGTGATGATGAACTTACATTAAATCTTAGTAAATATGAAAGAGACGAGGAAGTAACAATTAATATTTGCAATGATGAAGAAGGAATTTTAACATCGTCCTTGAGTAAATATTTTGTGGCCAATATTATAATTCCTGCCAAAAAGAGTGATGATGCAGGTAATAGTTTGGCATTTGACATGGAAAATGTGACAATGAATTTATGGGCGTTGGAGGTGTAAACTATGACAGATTTAGAAGCAGCAGTACAGCTACTAGGCGGAGAAACAAACAAAGTGATTTATGATGATATTGGATTGCCAAGCATAATGGTTCGCTTTGATAAGAAAATGATTTCAGAACTTGTAGATGACTATGTTACAGATGTTGTACATCCGGCTTTTGTTGTTAATAATACGGAACTAGATAATTTTTATGTTTCTAAATATGAAAATATAATAATAAACGATAGAGCGTATAGTTTGCCATTACAAGAAAGCAGGATAACTATGATAAGCAAAGCGAAAGAATTTTGTACAAACAAAGGAAAAGGCTGGCACCTGTTTTCTGTCGCCGAAAAAGCATTTATTGCATTACAATCTTTTAAAAATGGTATAAATGTAGGAGGTAATACAAGATACGGACAAAATAGAATAAAAGATTGGGAAAAAGGAATAAAACTCGATTCGGGAAAGGTTTTAACTGGTTCAGGACCAAAAAGTTGGGCACACAATAACGATAAAAGTGGTGTGTGGGATTTAGTTGGCAACAACGGAGATTGGCTAAATGGAATTAGGTTTTATAACACAGAATTGCAGATTATAAATAACAATGATTGTGCTGATTTTAACAATAGCACAGATGAAACATCGTTGTTATGGAAAGCAATAGCACCAAATGGAGCTTTACTAACCCCGGCTGGCGATGGCTTAACAAATAACAGTATAAAATATAATTATACTGGTGGAATTTTTAAGTTAGATGTTAATAATCTATCAGACACAGGAGGCTCAGGTGTATTTAGTTCAATGGAAAGTAATGTTAATGTTCCACAGCTGCTCATAATCCTTGGGCTATACCCACAAAAGAGCAAAGGATATACATATAGTGGAAGATTTAAAGTAGGAGCGAGTGCTAATAAAGTATGTTATACATATAGTGGAGGCAATTATACAGCCCAAACAGAAGCTGGATTATGGGCATTGAACAATGGATTGTATGATATAGCGGCACATAAATGTGCTATAAGGTCTGCATATGTAGAGATATAAGGAGGGATTGAAATGGAAAAGATTTTTAATGACTTTTCTGTTGTAGGTGCATTTATAGGTGGAATTTTATCTTTTATATTTGGTAAGCCTGATGTACTTATCTATGCACTTTTAGGCTTAACAGTTATTGATTTTATAACTGGACTTATAAAAGCTGTCTACACAAAAACATTGTCAAGTGAAATATGTTTTAAGGGGCTTTTGAAGAAAATTACAATTTATTTAGTAGTCGCAACTGCTGTTATTGTAAACAATGTAATTGGTGGCAATATTCCATTGAGAGAAGTAGTAATTACTTTTTTCATATGTAATGAGGGATTGAGTTTGTTAGAAAATGTGGCTGTTATGACACCGGTGCCGGAACAGTTAAAGAATGTATTATTACAGCTTAGAGATAGTAACAGTAAGGAGTGATAATATGAATATTATTAAAGCATTTGGAACCACTAACACAAACTACTATTCTAACGGTCTAAAAAGAAAGTATATAGTTCTACACTATACAGCAGGCACAAAGAGTGTAAAAGGTTCAGCAAGAAATGTAGCTAGTATGTTTAAAAGTGGTAGCGTTGGTGGTAGTGCTGACTTTATTGTAGATGATGTTGAAATTGTGCAGTACAATAGTGATATTGCTCATAGAGCTTGTTGGTCGGTTGGTGGTAAAAAATATAGCTCTATGACAACTAGTGAGGGTGGCAGATATTATGGTATCTGTACTAATTCCAATAGCATTAATATTGAAATGTGTAGTAATAAGGTTAATACTAAGAAATTAGGTGCGACCGATACGGACTGGTATTTAACAGAAGCTACGATTAATAATGCTGTAGAGCTTACAAAATACCTTATGAAGCAGTATAACATACCAGTAGAGAATGTAATAATGCACCATCAAGTGACAGGCAAAATCTGTCCTAACCCTTGGTGTGTAGACAAAAGTAGATTGAGTAAGTGGAATGATTTTAAAAACAGATTGGAGGAAAAAGTAGTGAAGCAAAACATAAAAATTAATGGGAAAATTAAGACAGTAGATGCTATAAATAAAGACGGCTATACCTATGTGAAAATTAGAGATTTGTCAGACGCTCTAGTTATTGAGTATAATAAAGAAACAAAATTAATTACAGTGAAGACAAAGTAGTTATCTTCATATTTTCTAAATTATGAAGATAACGAAAATGGTTATAAAATAACAAAACTGCTTTCGAAATGCGTGATAAGATAACAAAACTACATAATATAGCATTTATGTGGTAAATTAATCACGAAAAGAGGGCAGAAAAATGGTTAGAATTTTACTAGCAGTAAGACTTGCTGAACGAAAATGGACACAAGCAGACCTTGCTCGTATGACAGGAATTAGACCCACAACAATCAATGAAATGTATCACGAACTTGTTGAGAGGGTCAACCTTGAACATTTAGAGTTAATCTGCGATGCTTTAGACTGTGAATTAAATGAACTTCTTATAAGGGAAGAAGATAATACAGAAGCTAAAGTGAACTTAAAGATTGGTAAGCCAAGAAGCTTCCATAAGCAATAAGCCCAAAACAGCTGTCGGGTCTATCCCAAAGTTTGTGTAAACCTCTAAACTGATGTATAATAAAAATAGTCAATTTGGAGGTTTTTATTATGGCTAGAAGAAAAAGAAATGAAAGTCCTGAAAGACAGGCGTTACGAGAAATGATGGCAGGTTATTTAAAGGATAATCCTGTTAAAGATGGTAAAGATGTCAATTCCATAATGAGAGAAATGATGTCTGTTATACTTGAAGGTACTTTAGATGGCGAACTTGATGATACCCTTGGTTATTCAAAGTACGATTATAAGAACAAAGACACTGGTAATAGTCGTAATGGATATAGCAGAAAAACTATGCACACTAGCTATGGTGATATGGATTTAGATATTCCTAGAGATAGAAACGGTGAATACGAGCCTCAAGTTATAAAAAAATATCAAAATACCCTTACTTAAGATATGGAAGAAAAAATCATTTCTATGTATGCCAAAGGTATGACAACAGGAGATATAGAGAGCCATCTAAACGATTTATATGGCATTAATGTATCAGATAGCACAATAAGTAGAGTAACAGATAAAATTTTACCTATAGTAAAAGAATGGCAAGAAAGACCATTAGAAGATATTTATGCTGTAGTTTATTTAGACGCAATACATTTTCATGTAAGAAGCGAAGGTAGAATAATAAAAAAGGCTGTATATATCGCACTTGGACTTGACTTAGACGGAAAACGAGATGTACTAGGTATGTATGTTGGAGAAAATGAAAGTGCAAAGTTTTGGTTAGGAATACTTAATGGTTTAAAAATAGAGGAGTAAAAGATATTTTAATTGCTTGTATTGATGGACTTACAGGATTTCCTCAAGCTATTTCTGCTGTTTTTCCTGATACAGAGATACAGCATTGTATAATTCATCAAATTAGAAATACAACTAAATTTGTGTCATATAAGGATATAAAGGAATTAATGGCTGATTTAAAAAAGGTCTATGCAGCTGCAACAGAAGATATTGCTTTAATGGAGTTAGATAGTTTTGCAGAGAAATGGAATAATAAATATCCCAATATATCAAAAAGTTGGTATGAAAATTGGGCTACATTATCAACCTATTTTAAGTATCCAGATGAAGTGCGAAAAATCATATATACAACAAATACAGTTGAAGGTTTCAATCGTCAGCTAAGAAAGGTTACAAAGAATAAGTCAGTATTTCCTACAGATGATAGTTTGCTAAAAATGCTCTACCTAGCAGCCATGGATATAACAAGAAAGTGGACAGGGCATAGACAGGATTGGGGTAAAATTCGAGCACAGTTAGTAATATATTTTGAAGAACGAATTACTAATATATTAAATTAATATTGACAATATAAAATTTAGCAGTATACTATAAACAAGGATAGAAAATATACTTGTTCTATCCTTGTTATTAAATATATCAGTTTTTAGCGTTTACACAAAACTTGAAACGGACTCCAGCTGTCGCATTCTGCTTATAATAAGATTAACTTATGTGACAGCTATTTTTTTAAAGCGTACCAAAAGCGTACCAAAAAATTTTAATAACTTTTTTATTATCAAGAATAAGTTAAATATTTTAAATATTTTTATATTTTTATGTGTATTTTAAAGTAAAAAAATATTGTTATAAAAGTAATTTGTTGAGTGGGAATAAGAAAAAATGGTATTATATACAGCATAAATGATGTTTTTTTTTATTCCTGATTGATACGTTTTTGATACAATAATATTCATATAAAATAAATAAGTATAATATAACTAAAGCCACAAATCTTGTGAATAGCAGGGGTTGTGGCTTTTTGTTTTGTTAGAATGTACTCGAGAACACATTAATTTATTAAAAATAATATTGATATATGTTGTTGTTGTATAAAGTATGTTGTAAATAGGTGATAAATAGTGTATAATTAAATTGGAAAGAATAGGTTAAAGGTTTTTGTTGTTTTATGTATATATGATAGCTTTTATTGTAAAAGTTAATTTAGTGAACAAAATATATAAATAAAAAAATTTGTTGTTTAATCAACTATAATTTTATTAACACATATAAAATATTTAAGTAGCATATGGGGGATGGAATCGGCAAATACGCATTAATGCATTTAGGGGATAAAATTAAGAGGAGGTTTGTGAATGAAAACAATATTAAAAGTATTAACACTAATATTTTGTTCATTATTTTTACTACTAAGTATATTTTCGATTTTTAACATATGTACTCAGAAGTATAAGTTGGAATATGAAACATGGTTTGACACTAAAAATGTTTTTGGAAATGGAGAATATCAACAATACTCAAATGGAGAAGGTGGATTGGACTTATATAATATTAAGTATAATTGTGGAATAATAGATAGTGTTGTTAATTATGTGGAGCAAGATGAAAAGGTGTACATAAAAGGATACATATATGATTATGTAAAGAAAAAAACATTTGAAGTGCTATCTATTTTAGATTTAGAAACAAATATGCTGAAGTACTGTGTTGTTGATGGTAAGTTTGAGGAATATTATATTACACATTGTCAACAAATGATAAGTAATGGGGATTTAATTATAGTAAATAAATTTTCTGACTTTAACTCTGATGAACAAAATATATTGAAAGATTTATAATTGCTATAAATTTATTGGGAGGTATTTATTATGAAAAGGTTTTTAATTTCTGTATTTATTTTTATGTTTGTATTTACAAATGTTATTTCTGCTGAGCCATTAAAGAAAATATCAATATTCATTAGTGAGGAAAATAGAGGTGATTTATACATAAACGGAAATTATGTTGATAATGACCCTGTTTTATTTACTACTGTTAGAGATAATGAAACAAACTCTATGCCAAAAGGTTGGGGTGAATCTCTTTTTCCGTTAAGAACTATATTTGAAAACTTAGGAGCTACGGTTAATAGTGATGAAACTGGAAAGAATATTGAAATTTTATACAATGGAAATAAATACTTATGTTCAATATTTTATCATGAGGTGGCGGTTGTATCCAATGATGAAAATTTATACGATGGCAAATATTATATGATAAGGATATTTGATACAAAAAATAATGATTATGTGTACTTAAACGATATGAGTGATTTTGGTGTTTGCACAATAGTAAATGGGCATATATATCTTTTTCAAGATGATGCAGAGCATTTATTTAAGGAATTGAGTTTTGAAGTTTCAACAGATATAGAAAATAGAATTGTGCATATTGAGAAAGAGGTAATTAAATAATAATTAATATTTAGAGCAAGGGGATTATAAAAACTTCTGATAGGTATTAATATCTATAGTTTTTTTGGGGGTGAAAGAATGAAGAAAAAGCTATTATTTATAGTGTTAATTATAGTGTTATTATTATCTGTTGTAATTTATAATATTATTTTCAGTGCCAAAAGAGTTGATGAAAATGCTTCATCTGAAAGTACAACTTCTGATTTAAATAAAAACTCTAAAAATAATAGAACATATATTAAATTAGAGTATTTAGGAAAGTCGAAATATACGACAGATGAGTATACTACAACTTATAATTTTGATAAAGATTGTGAGTTTACTTGGTTTCGCGAATGTTGGGAATCCGAAAATAGTCTTAAAATTTTAGATGAAGAATATGGTACAAGCTTTTCTGAGTCTATAAATTTAAGTGATAAGGATTTTGAAAATAGTGATTTTTACATATCTTTTGGCAGAAAACTAGATAAATTATACTATGATGATTATAAAATTTGGGATTATTATTATTTAGCTATACCTGTATTCAAAAAGGACTATTGCAAAAATACAATGTTTCTCTATAAAACAGATAAAAAATCAAATTTACCATTTATGGAGAATGAGTACTGGACAGATGAAATGCAAAAATTTAATATTGATGGCGATGTAAGGTATAAGGAAGATGATAAGATACTTTACAACTATTAAACAGGTATAATGTATATTTGGAATGAAGGTAAATTAACAAGGGGTGGGGTATTATGTTCAAGATATATAGAAAATATAATTTGTTTGGACGCAAGTATTTTACGAAAGACAATACTATTAATGGTAGCATAAAGAATACAATTATAATTAATACTGTAAATTGCTGTGGATATAAAATAATAATAAATAATTATGTTGATTTAATATTTATTTTTCTACTGCTGTTTGCTGTTATAAGGAGTATGGACAACCTTAAACAGATTGTTTTTTACTTTTGTATATTATTGTTTTTAAAGTACATATGGAGTGTATTTATTAAATTAAAAATTAAATTTAATAATAGTACTGTTGGTTCAATCAAACATTTATTTTTAAGTAATACTATAAACATTTTACTTAACGAAAATAAATATGAAATTTACTCTCATGGAGGAAATTATTTTTCTATAATGAAAAATGATATTCAGATTGCTTTGATTAATACAGACGGTAAAATAGTGATGAACGAATTATGTTTTGCTTGCAAATATAGTAATGAAGATATAAAAAATATTGCTTTATTTACGATGATTATTGATACATACTTCTATAAATATAAAATTGGAAATAAAAAGAATATGATAATATCTAAAGAATTTACTTATAATTTTTTTGATAGACATAGGGAAAGATTGTTTTGGACTGGTAAATCAATATGTAAGAATAGGCATAAATTGGTATAACAATCGGTAAGGGGGATTTGAAGTGAAGTTGGATAAAATAGTGTTAATCAGAATTTTAGGTGTTGTAGTAGTTGCTATTATCATCCTAAGCGTTTTCTTTGTAAGCCACCGTATCAACAATGATAATATAACATACAATAAAATTGTTTCATATGTAAGCGACAATTATGAGATGCTCGAAAACTTCTCATATAGTGAAATTGAGAAAATCAAATCTTCAAATGACAAACCTGAAATAAGAAAACAAAAGGAAGAAGAAATCCTTAAAAGACATCTTGGGGAAAACACCATAGTTACAAGCGTTTATGCTTACAATGAAAACATTTTGCAATTTTATTGCGGAGGTTCCGGCTTTTTAGACACAGGAACTTATACAGGATTTTATTTTTCACGCGATGATAAGCCTTATGCATTTGAATTTAACAATCTTAAGTTAGTCGAAATAAGTCCCGGCGTGTTTGAAGGGCAAGATGAAAATGGTGTTCAACAAAGGCATGGAGGTCATAGAATCCGTACGGAAAAAATCCGAGATAAATGGTATTACTATATACAATATTGGTATTGATTCCACACCTACCGTCTTATAATTTTTGTGACATAAACAATAACTTGTATAAATGCTAGTTTAATTAGGTGCATGGATTTTAAAGAAGTTATTTAAAAGTTTTGTAGAAAAAAGGAGGAAAGGTATGAATAAATATGTAAATATAAAAAATTTATTTATGTGTACTATTGTGTTTATAGGTGTTTTAATATTTATTCTTTTAAGTGTTTTACATATTCATAATATTGAAAATAGATATTTATATTCGAATAAAAAACAAATAGAAAATTTGTACTTAAGTGATAAAGATTTTTGGAATGGGTTTGCTACAAATTTAAAAGAACAAAGTTTTATACATGATTGTAATTTAATAAATATTTCAGAAGATGGTGAAATTCAAGTTTATTGGAATAAAAAAGAGAAATGTAATATTGATAGTAAGACAGAACATTACATAAAAGAAGCTTCAAAACTTTATAGTATAAATAAAATATATGTTTTATGCTTAAATGATGAAAAGAATAATTGGGTATATAGATTTGTTTTTGCAAATTCTAGTGCTGAAAATGATACATTTAATGGTTTAGCTTATATATCAGGAATAAATGAAGATAGTTGGAGCTGTAAATTTTCTATTTATGATATTTTGTTTAGAAATTCTTCTATGACATATATGACAACTGCACATACTAAAAAAATTGGTGATGATAATTGGTATTTTTATTGTAGTAGAAATTGGGATAAAAAGAATTATCCAGTGTCACATAGATTATATGATAAGATACATGGAAATTTGTAGTCTACTAATCATTTGAGACAGAGCAAGAGGCATTAAAATAATTTTTATTAGACATCACTATATATATTTGATTTTGGGCTAGGGTAAGGGAAATTAAAATTAATATATGTAATGGTATTTATTATAAATATGGTAATAGAAATTAATTAATAAAGTGTATATAGTAATATTACTGAAATAAAAGATAACAATATGACCAAAAAATATGAATATAACAAAGCTAATCTTATTACGGGAGTAACAAATACCAATAACAAGAATGTTAAAACAAGCTATAGATATTCATATTATCCGGATGGAAATATAGCTCACTATGTGAATCATTATAATGCAACAATGGATTATACATATGACAGTGTAAATAGGGTTGTTAAGGAGGTTTATGGCGAAGATGCTGGTACACTATTTACAATAGACTATATATATGATGAATTTGGTAATCTTTCTAAAAAGAATTATGGAGACGAGGATAGTCCAGCATATATAACAACATATAGTTATGATAAAAATAACCGTTTGACAAAGGAAAGCCAGGTTATAAATGATGTAAGTGCTAAATGGCAAAATATAACAACATATGGCTATGATAAAAATGGTAATAGGTTAAATAGAGTTGAATATAAAAATAAAAATGTAGACAGTAACAAATTTAACCT